GGCTGAACGTGTGTTTAAGAACCTTGTCGCTCAGATCGCTGTCGGTGAACCTAAAGAGTATTCGTTCCGTCTTGTCGGTCGTTTCGATGGTCTTATGTTTGTAAATGCTGATAATGTGCTGGTAGAAGCTGATGAAGCTGGAGTTCCGATTCCTGAAATTTTGCGAGGTGATGAGTATGTCGAAAAAGTGGCTGACAATGTATGATGTATATGAAAATCCTGTTCCGGTGGAAAGTAACCCCGGAACAGCCACCCGTGAAGAGTATAAGTTATCCGTAGGTAAGGATGGTCGTAAGTGTCTTACTAAGATTCGTGATATTGATATATCCGCATATATTAACAGTTATGCTCCCGGATGTGATATGGCTGTGATTTTGGATAAGTTACAGGCTGGGTTAATTTCTACTGATTTTGATGAAAAGAACTGTGTGGATCTGTCTATGATGCCGAAAGATGTTGTGGATGCAATGCAGAGGACAAGGCAGTTCCGCGAGAGTTTCTCTGAGTTTCCTCCTGAGGTTCAGGAGTTGTTCAACTATGATTCTAACCTGTTTATTCAGAGTTTTCTCGATGGTTCGCTTGATTCTGCTCTTGATTCTCTTCGTAAGCCGGATCCTAAGCCTGATCCTAATCCGGATCCTGTCCCTGGTAAGAAAGTTGGTGATGAATAATGGGAGGTTTACTTTTTGCTATGTTTTTTCTGATCCTCATGGATCTTGGAATTAATATTTATAGTCTAGTGCTGATTGCATCAGACTACAGAAAGGATGGTGAGTAAGTTGGCATTTTCAAAAAATCTGATTGATGCTAACAGTTATTTTTCAACGTATAAGAGTGATCTGGAAAGACCACGTTCCCGGTTTGATAGATCGTCTTCGATCAAGACTTCGTTTAATGTTGGTGACTTAGTGCCGTTTTATCTTGATGAGGTTCTACCTGGTGATACGTTCGACGTAGAGACTTCTTTCGTAACTCGATTACAAACGCTTATCACACCTCCTATGGATGATCTTTTTCTTGATATGTATTACTTCTTTGTTCCGTCCAGACTTTGCTGGACGCACTGGAAAGAATTTATGGGAGAATCCACTTCTGCGTGGACTTCTGATGTAGAATATCAGGTTCCTCAGTTGACGTTCTCTAAGTCTGATAAGACTGTTTTGCAGAAATCTCTGCTTGACTATTTCGGTGTTCCAATTAATCCCAATGGTGTTTTGTCAATTAGTAGGTTGCCGATCAATGCTTACAATTTGATTTGGAATGAATGGTTCCGTGATGAAAACTTACAAGATGAAGTACTTGTTGATATTGATGATGGTAATGTGGAATTTGACAAGAATAATTCTGCAAAAGGCGGTGCTTTGCTTAAAGTAAATAAGTTACATGACTATTTTACTTCTGCTTTGCCTGAGCCTCAGAAAGGTGCCGACGTTACAATTTCTTCGTTGTTTGGTGATATTCCTGTAGTTACTCGTAAAGATAATTCTAATAGATCTTCTGTTCCATTAACTTTTAATTTTGCTGGTCAGCCTGAATTTACTTTTCAGGATGGCAAAGGATATGATTTAGGACTTAAAGGTAATGATGCTCTTTTACCTGGTTTTAAGAAAGCTTATGCTACTATCTCTCCTAAAAGTTATAGTACTATTGATTCTTCTACTTTTCCGTCTGACCTTGATCTTGCTCCTAGTAACCTTTTTGCGGATGCTGCTAGTTCTGATTATCTGACTGTGAATAGTCTACGTCTTGCTTTTGCGACTCAGCAGATGCTTGAAACAGACGCCCGGTCTGGATCTAGGTATATTGAGTTACTTCGCGGTCACTTTGGTGTGATCTCCCCTGACGGCAGATTACAACGTCCTGAGTTATTATCTGCTAACCGTACTCGAATTAATGTTCATCAGATCGTACAGCAGAGTGAATCTGGTGAGACTCCTCTTGGTACTACTGCCGCTATGTCTTTGACATCTGATACTGACAACAGTTTCATAAAATCTTTTACGGAACATGGTTTCGTGATCGGTGTAATGTGTGCTAGGTATAACCATACCTACCAGCAAGGTTTACAGCGTATGTGGTCAAGAAAAAATCGTCTTGACTATTATTTTCCGATCTTGGCTAACATCGGTGAACAGCCGATCTATAGTCGTGAAATCTATTATGATAACGATGGATTCGGCAGCCTTGACGACGTTTTCGGTTATCAGGAAGCCTGGGCAGATTACCGTTACAAGACCAGTATTGTCACTGGAGAAATGCGTTCTGGTATTACTAACAGTTTGCAATCTTGGCATTTCGCAGATTATTATGCACAGAAGCCTACTTTATCTGCTGCTTGGATTCAGGAAGATAAGAACAACGTCGACAGAACATTAGCTGTTACATCAAAGTTGGCAGATCAGATCTTCGGTGATTTCTACGTCAAGAATTTGACTACTAGAGTTATGCCGGTACATTCTATTCCAGGCTTGCACACTCTGTAATATCGTACATCATGATATGATGCTCATAGTTAATTATATGTCACGGCAGGGACAGATGATCTCATCTGTCCTTGATTACTATTAAGTACGAGACAGGCAGTCTGTCAACTTCCTTTTTTTGCATAAAAAAAGGTGGTTGACAGACTGAATGGCTTGTACTACTTCCCCACGAAAGGAGATACTATGAATAATGATCAACTTACTGCACAGCTTTCCAACATTGCTTCGCAAAATACTGCTAAGTCTCAAGAATTTGCTCGTGAAGAAATGCGTTTCAATGCTTCCGAAGCACAAAAAAATAGAGACTGGCAAGCTCAACAGTCTGCAACCGCTCATCAAAGAGAAGTTCTCGATCTTCAAAAAGCAGGACTTAATCCTGTTCTTAGTGCTGGCGGCTCTGGTGCTCAAACTGGATCCGGTGCGACTGCATCCGGTGCCAAAGGTGAAACTGATAATTCCGTTGTGCCTGCATTGACAAGTATTATTGTCAATCAGCAGAATAATGCGAATCAACAAGCTATTGCTCAGATGCAGCGTGATGCTACTTTAGAAGCTGCTCGCATTCATCAAGCTACAGCTTTACAAGCTGCTAATATTCAAGCCGAAGCGTCTCGGTTCGCTAGTCTTAATTCTGCGAATGCTTCCCGGTATGCTGCTAATTTAGGTTATGCTAGTTCTCGTTATGCTTCTCAGATGGGATTAGCAGGTACTAAGTATTCTAGTAATAAGAGTTCTGGTGCGTCTCGTTATGCAACTAAAGTGAATTCCAAGACCGCTAAACGTGGTCAAAATATGAGTTTAATCGGTTCACTTGCTGGTTCTGCTGCTGGACTTTTAGGACGTATTTTCGGGTAGCCGTTACCTAAGTGCCCATTACCTACTTGATGTAATGGGCACGACTGACACCAAAAAAACATCTGTACGCCGTAGGCGGACAACAAATTTTTTCTTTTCAGTGTTGACTTTTTATTTCCTGTGTAATATAATGTAATCAATTAGAGAAAGGAGTTGTTACATATGACAAAATTTAAAGTTAAAGTTACGTCACATGGAATTAGAGAGAGTCTTGGTATGAGTCAATCAAAGTTTGCTACTACCTTTTGTATTCCGGTTAATACCGTTCGGAATTGGGATAGTAAAAGCTGTATGCCTTACTATGTTTTTAGGCTCTTTAATCTTGTTATTGATTATGTTCCTCGAGAATATCTTGAACAAATGTATAAGTGTGAGAAAGAAATTGATGATATTGTAAAAAAAGCCGACATCCATTGATATCGGCTTTGTCCACAAAAGGAGATTGTTATATGGCTTGCTTTCATCCTATGCGTGGTGCGTATACTAATGTTAAAACATCTAATGGAAAAAATCAAGTTAAAGTTTTTCCTGTTGCTACTACTGGTAACAAATATGTGTATCAGAATCGTTCGAATTCTGATTCTTTTGTTTGTTCCGATCATGAATTTGATACTGGTAACTGGAAACGTTTGGAAACATTTTCTATTCCTTGTGGCAAATGTATTGGTTGCCGTCTTGATTATTCCCGTCGTTGGGCAACTCGACTGATGCTTGAGTTGCAGTGTCATACAAGTGCATTTTTTGTTACGCTTACTTATGACGATAACCATATCAATCGCGGTGATAAGATTGCTTATACTCTTGTGAAAAAAGATGTTGTTGACTTTATGAAGCGTCTACGTAAAGAACAATCACAAAGATGTGATACAAAAATTCGGTTTTATTGTGCTGGTGAATATGGTACTGATACTCACCGTCCGCACTATCATTTGATTTTATTTGACTGGATTCCTCCAGAAGGTGATCTTGTCTTTTTGAAAAATAGCTTTGCTGGTAATAAATATTGGTATAGTCTTACTCTTAATAAATTATGGGAAAATGGCTATAATGTAGTTGCTGATGTTACATGGAAGAGTTGTGCTTATGTTGCTCGGTATATGTTGAAAAAGCATAAAGGTGTTGATGCTGATATTTATGATGATCTCGGGATTGTTCCGGAATTTTCTACTATGTCTCGTATGCCTGGTATCGGCAAAGAATATTATGATGTGCATTCAAAAGAGATGCTTGATCTTGGATATGTCCAGATGCCGGATGGTCTTACTGCTCCTGTACCTCGTTATTTTGATCCGTTTTTTGAGCGTGATTATCCAAAAGAGTTTGATAAAATGTCGAATGATCGTGTCCAGACTGCTAAAATGTTGCAAGCTATTAAAGAGTATTCGACTGAGTTAGATTATTTTGAGCAGCTTGAGATTGATGAACAGAGTAAATTATTTAAATCTAAAATGTTAATTCGTCCAGATATTTAGTTTTTATTTAGCCTAGGGATTTCCTAGGCTTATTAAATTGCACTAATTTATATTGACAATACCCCCCCCGGGTATACAATTTAACTATTATATGAAAGGAGTTATGTTATATGGCTAAAAAAATGACTAAAGGCAAGGATCGTCAGGTTTTTCGTAAAACCGCTGATCGTACTAAGAAACTCAATGTTAGACCGTTGTTATATCGAGGAGGTATCAGATTATGAGAAATGGAATTGTTGATGTAGTGTATTGTTTCTATGATGAAGTAAGTAATAACGCTATGCAGTATTATGTGCTGCCTGGTGCTGAGTGGGCTGAACGTGTGTTTAAGAACCTTGTCGCTCAGATCGCTGTCGGTGAACCTAAA